GTAGCTGATCTCCATCGGCTTCCATTGTAAGACTAACATCTTCAGCAGAAACCTTTCCTTTCGGTACAATAAACTGAAGAAATTCATCTTTACCAGATTCAAAGTTTCTAGCAAACGTATCTCCAGTGATATAATAAGTATTAGAATCAAAATTAGAAGTAATATCAATAGTGATACCCTTAGAAACAATACCATTAGAACCTACTGTTCCATCAGAAGCAACTTTTACTGCATCAAGAAGATCAAAAGTAACAAAATCCCAAGCATCTGGTGTCGATTTTGTTGCATTTTCAACAGTTACTGGAGAAGGAACGGTTTGACCACTAGCATAAACAAAATAAGTACATTTTGTTTTATCAATTGCATAATCTACATTTTTAATATTAAACTTCCAATAAACTGTAGAACCAGTTCCAGTAACAGAAGTAACTTCACTAAATTTTAAAGTCTTAAGAACTTCCTGATTACTACCATTGTCTTTCATAGTACCACCGAACATGATACCAAGAGACTTAGCACTAAACAGAGCATCTTCAAGAGTTAATGTAATTTCCTTATTTGTATCCCAAGTAAGCAGCTTAACATTACCTTTACCACCTGTAGCGTCTACAGTTTCAGCAGATTGCTCAATTGTAGAAACTTTTAAAGAATCAAGGTAAAGAGCAGGAGCAGAAGGCGCACCCTTAGAGTCTAATTCATAGAACACTACGTCAGCAACTTCTTTAATACCATATTTATCAAGAATACTCGCCATATTAAATAGCCTCCTATAATTCTTTTAATCTAAATTTTTTATCCAATATTTTGGTTTAACTTTTTTGCTATCCGCGCCAGCCAATAGAGCCTTAATATCAATATCATATTCTTCATTTTGTTGATACATAGCTACTAACCACTGTACACACGCATAACTTATCTCTCCAATATTAAGTGGAGTTAAACCAATTCCCATACAACAAATTGCAGCAAGTAAAGTTCCTAAAGTTGGAGCAGTTTTAGCTTTCTTAGTTTTTATTATTCTATTATGTTCCTTAATTTTCATTTTCCATCGTTTCACACGTGGATCTAAGTTTTCTTCTTCTGGGTCGGGAGGTTTAACTAACTCCCCTCCCACAGCAGTTCTTACATGATTCTGAAAATCAAAAAAATTTTCTTCTGTTATCAAACGAGGATTTTCCAAATCAACATCTGGATCTAACTCATCCTCACTTTTTCCAATAAGTAACATTTCAATCTCAGGAACTATAGTTACAGGTTCGTGAACAAATAATTTAAAAGCTTCTTCTATGTAGCTCCTCATTCCCTCTTCTGAATAATAATTCATCATCAGATATTGGAAAGGAGTTGGAACCCGTTTAACAGATTCGTCTTTTAAATAAATATCATCTAATTCTTCCTGTGTTATTGTAAAAAGCGATAAATAAACATTGAACCTCTCATTTCCAACAACATCATTTACTTTAGGAGGAAAAATCTCACATACATCTCTAAATTTAATCGGAAAACCAAGAAAAATTTTATCATTAATCATAAGAAGTCAATGAGAAAGTTTGCTCATAATCTGAAATCTCTTCAGTTAAAAAGTTCAAATCAAAGTCTCCTCCAGTCAACTTTCCCAGTCCTTCAATTTTTTTGTCATTTAAAGATTTCTGAATTTCCCCCATAATCGCAAAGGGTCTTAAATTAGTTCCCTTAATTATCCATTGAGTCATCGGAACAAAAGTTTCAATACTAATTATTACATTTTTAAACTCACTATTTGCTACTAAGCCCCGGCCGCGAGAAATACGCACTACTACTACAGAGTGCGCCGTTTCCTTTGGACCTACACGAGGAACTATTTTAATTAATTTTTCAAATATTTCATTTTGTATCTGTTCTTGAGTTAAATCCTCATGACTTAATGGGTCCTTATCTGTATAGTATAATAACTTTAACAAATTCTGATTCGCCATAAGTCTTTTTACAATATACTGTGCATTAACCCCTATATCAGAACAATTTCTTACTCCCACTATTCTGCACCTCCAGTAATCCAGAAGAAGTCATCATCTTTATCTCCTTCTTGTTTTTCCGGCGGAGGAGTTAAATCACGAATATACTGCGGATCAACAGATACAAATTCAACACCTGGTGTTGACTGTGTATCATAACCAGTAACTACATAGGCTTCCTTAATTGATTCAAATTTTTTACCAGCATAGACCTCTAAATAATCATCTTTTCTTAAGTTTTCATTTAAAGGTAAAATAAAGAAGCTCAACTTTAAGTTTTCAGTATATAAAACTTTACTTCTACTGCGCGATTTTAATTCATCTTTTAACATATTATCTTCTTGTCCATAGAAGTATGCCCAAGAAGTTTGTAATACACCCTGTCTATCTTTCCATGAAAGCATATGTGTCATCTTCAACATAATATATCTATTATATCCACTAGCTTTCATGTCTTCTAAATAGTAAATAAGCCATGGTTGTAATTCATTATTCTTGTCTGGAATAAAAAGAAGAGTTCCGCTAGGCATATCTAAATGAACATCTGTTAGTAAATACTGCATAACTTTCGTTTCATTCTGCCGCATTGGAGTTAATTCCCCTTCATACGTTTTTCCATCATAGTCAAATTCAACATAGTAAACTGACTTCATAAGTTGTCGCCTAAAATTTTCTTCTCTTTGTCCTTGCATACGAGATTGAAAATCTACACCATATCTATTTAATCTTTTTAAATATACATTCTCATAATATCCCATCTTCTACCTCCGAATACTTAGAAAGTAAAGACATACAATCAAAAATTGTACTTCTAAAAAATTCATATCTCAAGTATCTCAGAGAAGAAATCTTATGGAATAAAGTGTAATAGTTAATGGTTCTTTCTTCTGGTTCAAATCCCATCAATTCAATAATAATCGAATCTAAAAATTTTTCCCATTCTCTTCCCTTCTCATATTCGCAAAGTAATCCAAATAATTTATTTTTTAAACTATTGGCATAACCTTCGTCCATGCCAGGAATATATTTCATATTAATTCTCCGCTAACTTACCATAAGTAAACGGCCGCCCTTTTCGAGAACGATAATAAATTCTCTCAAGTTTTAATGCCTTATATTCCTCTCTTTCAAGTAGTTGTTTTAACTTATCTATTAAATTGGCTTGAGAAAAATCTCTCTCCACATATAAAGGTTTCACATTTTCCCAAGTAAGAATAGTTCTGTTTAACCATTCACATTTCATATAAGTCGCAAGAATTTGAATTTCTTCATTAGAAACATTTTCATCTACAAACTGTTCATCTTCTATTTCTAAGCTAACTCTAGGAAACTTAAAATAAGGAATAGCTGCATCTAACAAGGCGCGCCAGTCTTCTTCTCTTTCTTCATCTGTCCAATTTAGCCATTCGTCTTCCAACATCTTGGCTAAAAAAGCATCATAAACATCATGAATTGAAGCCATTTTAAAACTCCTTAATTGTCTTCTAATTTTTCCTTATCTGCCTTATTAAGCTGAATAGTACCAATAATGTCAGTACCAATCATCTTTTTGATAATCTCTGCCTTATCAAAGGCCGCAATCTCATTATCAATTGCATATTTAGCAAGTTCACGAACTTGTTCAATTGGTAATTCTTTAACTTTAGCCTTAAACTCACTGGTCGGCATAACAGTTAAATAACGTTTTCTTTGATTATCATTTAACACAATAATGTTAACTGGCTCGGTTACATCTTCTGGCTCAAGACCTAAAGCTTTCTTAACTTCTAAATCTTCAATACCAAGAATGCCTTCTCTAAATAATGCCTCTACTCCAGGATTATACATCGCTTCTTCAAGCTGATCAAAAGGAATCACCTTGACTGCGCCTTTTCGTTCCCACACGCGATTTAATCTAATATCAGGAATATTAATATTAACCCTACTTGAAATCAAATTCACAACCTTAACTTTATTTTCCATTTTACTACTCCTTTTAACTCCATCTATATTTACACATAAGTGTTACTTAAAATTAATAAATGGGAAGGGGAAATTCCCCTCCCCATTTTAAACAATTAAATATATTCAAATTGCTCAGCGTATGTCTGAGGAATACCAGTATTTTTGTAGATACCCCAGTTATGATAAGTAAGAATAGCTGTACCAAGTTTTCTATAGGTATGAATTTCCATAGATTGATCTCTATTAACAAAATCATACATTTGAGTATTACCCTCAAATACAACTTTAACAACTTTTTCTCCACCGGTCGGCAGTACATAAGCTAACTGAGGATCAATCCAAGTTTCTTCATTCTTTTCATCAATCCAAGATTGAGGAATCTGAATGATTGGAGTACCTCTAAACAGATTGATGTATCCAGTGTTATGAATAGCATCAATATCTTGTGGATGATATACGCCCTGGCCTGTACCAACGTTTACAGGAACGATAGCGTCTGGTCCCATAGCTGCAACGAATTCTGGAGGTGCAAAAATAACTGC